AGCTTTTTTGATTAACTCTTCACGAGTTGGAAGAAACTCTAAAATTTCTAGTTTAAAATTAGATTCTCCATACTTTCTAATAGAGTGTCTAAGTCTTGTACCACTCCCAAGATAACCATCTTTCAAATTGGAGGTAGAATGCATTCCTACATAATACTTACCATTTAAAAGATTGGTCGTCTTGTAAATGAAATGGTATTGTTTTACTTTGTTGATATTTGCCATACTAATAAATAGTAGGAAATTCAAAAAAGTGCACGGTGGAGATGCGGGGAGTTGAACCCCGGTCTCCGAAAGAAACAATAATACCAACGTCTCACACGCTTAGTACTGCTGAATGCTGTACTGTAAGTCGATCTGCGTTTTAAGCTGATCAGTAAGGGGTCGTACGGTTTTTAAACGTACGAGCGGAACCACCACTTAGTTGTGCATCTTTAAAGTCCGTTCAACTAAGAATACGAGGACTGTTGTGCAACTTTCTGTTCCAAGGCTGTTGCCGCCTGAAGATTACGCTGCTAGAGCAACAGGAGCATTCGCAAATGCCATGTTGATAATAGATGCACCGATTTCTTGACGAGATGTTTTATCTGCGTTTATTTGTTCACAAGGGTTTAAAGACATTCTTGCTTTGTCTGCGTGTAGTACTATCCCTTACATTCGGATCAAATGCCTGGACATCCCCATATATAGTATAAATAGTTTACTTATGAGTTTGAAATAAACTAGCTACTTGTTGCTTTGACATTACTCCAGTATAACGGTACACTGTTTGACCGTTTTGACTTACAACTATTGTAGGTACTGAAGTTATGTTGTATTGCGCTGCTAGAGCTTGATTCTGCTCAGCATCTATAAATTGAACATTTGTTCCAGTTTCTGCTGCAACTCCCTGCACAATTGGTCTAAACATTTTGCAAGGTCCACACCAAGAGGTGCTAAAATAAAGAAAATCTGCCATATTTGTTTTTTAATAAATATATAATTTGTAAACACTATTTTTTGTACCAAACTTAATGTACTCTCCTTGATCCAATATGTCCGTTACCGTAGTAGTCAACCACTTATAATTTCCATAATGTGGATCTACTACAAGACTAGCTCCTATTGTGGGAATTTCCGAATGCTGCTTATAAGTTCCATCCTCATTCCATTCTACCCAAAGGATCTTATTTCCTGTAATTTGTTTATCATCTCCTTCCCTAATAAGTTTATACTTGTATGTACGTTTACCTCCATGCTCTTCACAATACAATTCTTCAATCATACCTTCTGATATTATCTTATTGCATTCATGGCATAAAGTTGCCCCTCTACCTCCGTTAAACTTATGTATTGGTTTCTTCTCTGCCATTAGTCGAGGTTTATATCCAACTCTATTGGTTTATTGTTTGGTTCATAATTTAATTCGCAAATACTTGCATTTACGTATGTCGTATGCTCTTCCTCCATTACACCATAACCTTCATGAATATGTCCAAAGACATGAAGCTTTGGTTTTAACTCTTGTACCTTATATCTCAAATCCTCACATCCTACATGCTTTCTACCCATTGCAGTAAAGTCTCCATATCCTAAAGGAGGTCCATGAGTAATTACTATATCTGTGTACGGAGTTATTGTATTCCAAACATCATTAATAGGACTTCCTCTATGTTTATTAAATGCCCACCTATCTCCATAGAACCAAGGTGTGATTGGACTACCCCAAATACTAAAACAGTTTACTAAAATAGACTCATTCTCTAAGTACGTAACGTCATGATTACTATACTGAAGTTCATACAACTCCTCTTGCAGCCACTTTGGTTTTTCTGTTTGACTTTCTAAATTAAATTTAGGATCAAAACATCTATCGTGATTACCTGCTATAAATACAATACCATGAGTATAGCGGGATGCTATTTCTTTGAACCATTTAAACACACTTTGAACCTCTCCTTTAAGACCTTGACCAGTTAAATCTCCAGCATGGATTAATAAATCACCTTCAGGTAGTACATTACCCGTACCCTTAGAGGTTAAATGCTTATGCTTGTTGTGAGTGTCTGATATTAAAACTAGTCGCATGTGAGCTTCTTGTGTTTATTTAAAATGGGTTTGTTGCAGTTAATGGATCCGACTCTAACCTATTCTTACTTTAAGCTCATTAATACACTACTGCTACTGCCAAGTACTGTTTGAGGTACTTCACCCTTCCATCTCTGTACCTTTAGATACTCAATGTATAATGGTGTTAAAAATTGCTGCTCTTTCTTTACAGCTTCAGCTCTACCAGCTGCTGCGATTACTGCCTGAGCACTATCACCTTTAGCACGAGCAATCTTTTCTTGTGCTTCGGCTGTAGCCACTAAAGTTCTTTGTGTAGCGGCTTGTGCTTCTTGAACTGCTTTTGTCTTTTCTTCAATTGCTTTTGTAATAGCTGGAGGAGGTGCGATGTTAGTTCTTAATTGACTAACAGTAAACCACTTACCTACACGTTTATTGGCTTCTGTGATTATAGCTGTCTCAAACTCAGCTCTGTGATTAAAAATACTATCCACAGTGAATAAGTTTGCTACATCGTTTACTGAACTAATGATAGCGTTCTTTAACCAACCTTGTTCAACTGTTTTAATGTCAACACGTAGATTTTGAAACATAGCGTCTACTGTAGTAGGATTAAGAGAGTAGTTAAAGCTAGGCTTGATAGTGGCTTGAAAACCTCCTTTAGTAATTACTACGTTTTCTTCGTAGTCAATATGTTGCTGGAATACTGGGAACTCATAGTAGCGTTGGCTAAAAGAGTTATATAATACCCAACCTCTTTTGTACTCTACTTTACTCATACCTTTATTGTCACCTAGATTCTCTACTAGAATGGCTACGTTGCCGGAATCAACTCTTTCTAATGTAACCGGATTAAACGCTCCAATGATAACTGATACTAGAAGTGCTACAACTAGCTTAACTATTCCTGTTGGCTTAACTTCATTTGAAGTGTACTCTGAGCCTCTAAAACTTTCTTTTGTAACAGGTTGAAAATAAGTGCTTTTTGAAAATAGTTTAAAGATGACCCCCAATATTAAGAAGATCGCAATAAATGTAAATAATCCAATCATAACTTTGTTTGTTTTTATTTTTAAATATAGAATAAAAGTACGGCTTCTATACCAATCTAGCAACTTTTTTTAAAAGTTTATTTTTGAACCTGTACTAAATGCAGTCATTACTGGTACACTTGGGTTTGTGCTTATATTAACCTTAAAATTTAGGTTTAGTTTGAATTTGCGAGTAATGTTTAGATCCGTACCTGCTCCCGTAAAAAAGGATACATTTCTGTCATAGGTTGCTATGCGGTCTTTCTGTCCATAAGTAACAGGAGAAGATATAATATAAAGCTCTGGTGAGATGGTTTGTTTTCTAGTTATTTTGTAAGGTCTTGCATAAAACATTATTATTGAGGGAGCTAGTATTAACTGGACATCTTTAATGAGCATTTCGTTGCCACTAATGCTCAATCCAGCCACAGCTCCTTTATTTAGTAATCTAATGTAACTCCAACCGTAAAATATAAACTCATCAGTCCAGTTAGTAACATAGGTCATACTTGTGGAGGTTACCCCTTTAATTTTCCCGTCTTTTACTATTAGGCTAGAAGTACTAGCACCTATAACTATCTGCTTTAAATCAAAGCGTATTGATGTGTTTAATCCCCAGTTTATAGTTCCATCGTCACTTGACTTAGAAAGGCCTATATTCATTGTAGGAATTATTCCTGAACCAGCTGCACCTATTGCAGCTAAGTCTGCTTTAACTATAGGAGGATTAGCTTTCCTAGCTTCCTGCTTTTTCTTTTTATCATCTTCTTTCTTCTTCTCTTCCTCCTTTTTCTTTTCCTCGCTCTTACTCTCTTCTTTGGATTCAGACTTACTTTCTTCTTTAGATTCTGATTTAGATTCTGAACTACTTTCAGACTTACTTTCAGCTTTACTTTCTGATTTGGTTTCTGATGAAGAGCTTGATGAAGATGAACCCCCAGATGAGGACTGAGACTGGGACGAAGGTTGCGATGCTGATGAAGCTGATGGTGCCGTAGAAGCACCAGCTGCAGCAGCGGTTGAGGAAGCGGAAGCTGCTGCGGAAGATGCAGCTGATGCGGCACTGCTCGCTGCAGTAGCTGCTTGTTGAGCTATTATTGCTGTTGCTATTACTGGACAAGGTTCTGCGAATATTTGATTAACCCAAACTTGTATGGCACCTGTTCGTGCTTCAAGATAAGAAAAGGTTTTCACCTTCCCTCTCACTACAACTGTTATTGAATTGTTTGGGAGTGGTAATGTTATTGTATAGGTTTTACCGTCGCAAGGATCTACGTAGGTTTGGACAAGAGTTTGAGAAAAGGCGTAAATTGGCACTAATAGTACCACTATTAGACTTAAAATAAACTGCTTCATTTTAGAAGTTGACACCCAGACCAAAAGTTCCACTACTAATTACTGGATCGTAATCAACTTTTATTGTGAAGTTTTTATAGTCATGTAGAGCACCTATTTTTATTGTTGTGAATCTATCTAAGTATTTAGGAAAAGTTATATAGCCTAAATCATCTCTACCTCTCCACTTAGCATCTTCACTTATAGTTCCGATCATCACATGGATACCTGTTCTTTTAATTCTCTTTCCTGCTCCAATATAAAAACTTTGTCTTTGTATTAGATCGTTGACCATTGGAAAATCAACTTGAGTTATGTTTCCAAAAGGAAAGAAAGTTGAATTGTCTCTTTCAAGACTTGCATTGTATTCTGTTATTAAGTATCCCTTATTACCAATTGTAAAGAAACCTCCAACTTGTTTATCAGTTGTTCTTTGAATACCAAAACTGATAACTGGTTTTTTACCTCTGATGGTATCTCTCTTACCGTTGTTGTATACATAAACTCTTGCTGGTTGTCTGTAACCCCAATCGTTCCAGTACCACATTGGTTGCCAATAGTTCCATCCAAATCCTGGAGCTCCCCACATATCCCATCTATTCCATCCCCATCCCCATCCGTTCATTAACCATGGGTCTCCAACAATTATATTTGAACCAGGTCTTGTTCTTATAGGTCTATCATATCCTCTTGATGGTGGTTGACTTCTCCATCTGCTAACATCGTTTCTTTGTGAAATAGATGGTGATATTGATGGTGTAGACCTTTGTGGTGCTGATGGAGTGCTTCTCCAATTGCTAACTTGTGAATGCAGTATAATGCTGCAGAATAATATTAGTATCAATATTAAACCTGTAATTAGTAAAATCTTTTTCATACTATTTTAGTTTTGAAAGGATTGCTAAATTTTTGTTTATTTGAGCTACTGTTTTAAGTCCAGATTTTCTAGATCTCATTGGACGTTTCTTCTTTGCTGCTGTTCCCATTTTAATTAATTTTTAAATACACCCTTACTAATCATACGAGGTAGTATACGAGCACAAGCAATGTCTAATGCTTTCTTAGTCGCAATGCTAACTGTCGACTGATTAAACTTAACTGGGTCTACTGTTGCGTCAGATAATAGTGTTAACTCTCTTGTTGTCTTAGCTTCACCTAAACCTGATGCTGTTATAATAGTACCATTCTCTGCATCAGTGAATCTAACTTGTAAACCAATACGAGTTACTAATAGATTTTTAACTCCATCTTTTAAGTTTATAGTTTCATCTTCTGATACTGAATAATCGTAGCACTCTATCTCAACAAAGTAATGAGCTAATCTAATCTTACCTCTGCCATCTAACTTGTCTTGACTAATTCCAGCCTGACTAGCTTGGAACTGCTTTACCATTCTGTTTTTGATTTCCGTCTTGTCTTCCGTAAACTGAAAACGATTTAAGTTTTCTAAGTACTCTAATGTAATATTAGCTACACCTAATCCAACTCTTTTCTCTTTTAGTTCTGGATACATTTCATACATCTCCTCGCTAATTCCACACTTAAGTATTTGAATAGGAATTTGAGGTCCGTTGTAATTCATAAACTGACTAATATCTACCTTTGTCTCAAATGAGGCTTTGTAGTCTTCTGTCTTAGTACTACCTACGGTTTGACTACTTGCAACAATGCTTACTAAAAGCAAGGATGCGAATGTTAGTAATTTTTTCATATACTATTTGTTTGATGCTGTGTACCAAATATTGTCCGGATTGTTTTTAAATCTACCATCAAGTTTCCAATCTAGTTGATTAACTATTTCTCTAGTTTTTTCTGGATTAGTGTGAGCTGTGTATATCATATAAAAGTCAAATGATAAAGCAAATACTAACCATAAACCTATTAGAGACATAAATCCAAACAACGCCACTTCCTTAACTTTTTTCATACTTTTGATTTTTAGAGAGGGACCTTTCGGTCCCCCATGAGATTATGCTTCTGTTTTCGTATCACCATCTTTCTTCTTTGCCCAAATTTTATCCGCAGTAGATAAACCTAAGCAACCAAAAGCTAACAATGCTACTGATTGTATAAGAACTGGTGATGGTGCAACCTTTTCTTCAGTGAAGCTATTGTGATACATTGTAACGCATAAAGCGATTGTACAAAGTAATCCACATAAGCGTTTCATTGAAACAACTCCGTTCTCATCTGAGAATAACGATTTAATAGCGTCTTTCGTAGTTTTAAATTTTAATGAGTGTCGTCGTATTGATCTTTAAATAACCCACAATTTTGGCATTCTAATTCACCATCATTGTCTGAATCACCCCATACGTGTTGGCAATATCTATGAGCTTTGATTTCATGTTCTAATTTTAACTTTTCCATTTCTTGCTCATGCTCTTGTTGATCAGCTTCTAACTTTTGATCATGTTCTTGCTGATCAGCTGCTAATTCAAAGTTTTGTTTATTTTCAACTACAGCTAAATCTCTAGCTGCTGCTGCACCTGCTACAAAAGCATCTGGAATTAATGGAGTAAATGGTCTGTTACTTTCTTTGATATCATTAACACTACCTAGTGCTACACCATCTTCTTCGTCCATTTTCTGAACTAACATCTTATCTTTATCGGTATCACTGAACCAGTAGTCAATAATTTTACCGTAGCTACCAATAAAGGCACCTAACAATAACATTAATAACTCTTTCCATGCTGCTGCCATTGGTGCTCCTGTAGCAATTGCTGTGAATATACCTGCAATGATTAGTATAAATCCACCTAATACCATAGCCGTGATGTACCATCTACGGGACATCATTTTATTTAATAAATCTCTAAATCCTGTTGGTTGTTGCATACTTTTATTTTTTATAAATTACCACTGTGGTGCTGCTTCTTTAAATTCATCACCTTCTTTCTTCTTAGCTGGAGCTGGTTTAGCTGCTGGTTGAGCTGCACCTGCTGCCTTCTCTTTAATAATAACAGTCTTCCCACCAGCAGCTTGCTGCTGTTGCTGAGTGTTATTGATAATGATACTAGGTTGTGCTGCTGGCTGAGCTTTTTCCTCGCTTCCACCACCAAATAATGTTGATCCTAACCATGCACCACCTGCTGTTACAACTGTAGCTACGGTACCTAAAATAGTTTTTTTTAGACCTGACCAAGTTCCTTCTTGTTCTACTTCTTCTGACATAATTTTAATTTTTAGTTATTGGGTATTTTATTTCTGTTCCTTTAATATCGGTTAGGACTAAATCGTAGTCCATTTTTTTAAGAGAGCTTAAATCATATGCTCTAGTTACTATAATAGCATCTGCTGTAAATCCTTGCTTCAATACAGCTTCTTCTGAGCCAAATGGAATGATCTGAACTGAGTATTTAGATCCAACAGTTACTTGATAATCAACAGTTATTATATTATCTACTTTAGAAACATTCTTTATAGAAGTTGATGTAGATTCTCTTCCAAGATCAATACCTTGAGGAGTTGGTAGATCAACTTTTGTGCACGCAAATAATAGCACTATCATCAAAATGTATACCGTAAGTAAGACTCTTAATTCTTTCATATTAGAAGTTATTATATCCAGTTAATTTAATAGTTGTTGTGTTTAGATTAACTCCTAGTTGATTACCTTTATCATCACTAGCATCTAAGTTAGATGTAATTCTAATTTTTGTATTTAAATCTAAGCCACTCTCAATTGATGAAAACTTTAATTTAAATGGTGCTGAAGTACCTACGATTGGGGATTTAACGTCTTTATCAATTCCTCCAAATCTTATTTTACCTTCGCTAGTGTTTACAAACACATACCACGAATTGGGCACTTCAGACTTAATTTCTTCAAACTTAATCTTAGTACGATCATACACTAGCTCAAGCTGCAAAGCTGAGAGCTTGTTGTTGTTCGTGTTTACAGTAAAGGGTATTTCAATAGTGTTTGATGTTACTGTTAAATTATTTAAGGCAACGTCTACGTTAGGAACATTACTAACCGTATTAACTGGCATACTTGCATAAGTTGTAACGTTGTTAGCTTGGGTTCTAACGGATGAATGAGATCTATTAATATCTCCTTGAATTAGATAACTAATACTTAAAGGCTTAGCTACATCACTTGTTCTAAAATGAACTGTGTAAATATCTGTTAAGTTTTTCCAAGAAGTTGCAGTTAATGTATCGTATGTCGTAGTTAAGAATGCAGGAACATTGTACAAAGTCTGTCCTTGTGGTGCTTTAAAAATAGTATCGGCTCCAACAGCTTGAGCAAAGATTGCTGTAACATCTCCACCATCAAATACCCTATTGTTATTTACATCAGCAGACAGAAACCCAATACCAGAAGCAATGTTACTATTAGAGAATGAACCATCCAGATTCTGTTTTATAAACTCAGTTGCAGCGGCAGTGTAATCACTTACAGTAATAGCTCTGCTGAGAATAGCTGGAACGCTATCCGATCTTACATTCAGTAGTACTTTATAAGCAGTGTTGGGAAGTAGCTGACTACCTAAAGTAAACGTTCCGTTTGAAGAAGGTGTTACAGTTGCTCTCACCATACCAGTAAGCGAATCAACGAATACAACTTGAGGCTGATATCCAGTCGTTAGTAAACTATTTAATTTAATCTCACCATTTACAAGTGCGTTTGAAGTAGCTGATACATCTACCCAAGCTGAGTTTGGTTTAGGCATCCTAACCGGTTGTATATTACCACCACCTGAGCCATTGAATCCTTGAACAAAGTTATAGTAAATAGAATCGTAGGCAAAGCCTGCTTGTACTTGCTCTACTCTAAATCTAAGATCGCATAGCTTACCTGTTACTAAGTCGCCACTTGATATTGCCCAAAGACGGTTAATTGCTCTGTTACCTCCTTGAATAAAGCTATAGTTAGCAAACATTGAGTTTTGATATCCATCCTCTGTAGTATTGTTAGCATTACGGTTAAAGAAGTAACCAGGATAGTAGTTGTTTAGAGTTGAAGTAGTTGCACCTGCTGGTATAGCTGATCCTTGAGCACCTGCAGCAGGGAATACCATACCAATATAATTGATAGCAGTAATCTGATGTTGGAAATCTAAGTAGAAGGATCTTATATTATATCCTGCAGCGGCCGTATACAAAAGAGATACCTGAATAGTATCACCTTTTTCAATAGTTCCACCATTAATGTCTCCTGTTATAACGTTTGGAGATATTCTTAGCTGTGGTATTTGAGCAGTACTTAAGGTGCTAAATAATACAGCAATTGCTAGTAGTATTGTATTTTTCATATTATAATAATCTATAAGCTAACAAAACACAAGTCTTTTTGACTGCTTGCTTTGCAACCTGAGAGTTAAATGTTCCACCTTCGTTGATTAAAAAAGTTGATGTTGAAATCTCTGTTGACTTATCATCAACAACTAGACTCTTTATCACTTTCCCTTCACCATCGTAAGTGGTTCCTCTCATCTTTATTATAACGGCGTCTTCGTCTTTATGAAATACTGATACGTTAGACTTAGTTTGCTCAGTGTCAAAATATAACAATTCAACATTAACAACAACTTCTGCATCAATAGCATCTTGTACTAAGATCCAGCCTCTGTCTTGTGCAGCTTCGGCTAGAACATTCTTTACCCCCAAGGCTAAATTTTTATTGCCTGTAAGTGGTCCTAATTTAATATTATTAACAACCGTACCTATATATAACTTGGAAGCTCCTTGTGGGATAGATCTCTTAACTTTGTCGGACCTTAGGCCCATACAAACGCACATAACCATAATTAGCAATGTGAATTTGTGCATTTATGGTTTCTTTGGATATAAATAGGTCAATCCAAAAGAATAATTAATATATATTTTTAATCTAAGACTTTAGCCACTTACCGCTACTTAATTCAAAGAAGGTGTCTTTATTCCTATCAATCATCATCCAATAGGCTGATTCTAAGCCAAACCAATTATCGATTTCACCTAGAACTTCTTTTGCGCTGAAGTCTGAACAGCTGTATAAATCAAATTGAAACATTGCAGGTTTTTGTGCGTCCCACACGTGTATTGATGCGTGAGAGGTAGCTAAAGTAACTGTACCAGTTATTCCTTCGTTGCCAGGTTCATTGACATATACTGAAGTAGGACCTGCTACCACTTTCATTCGGACCGTCGAGACTAACTGTTTAAAGAATATATTTACTATTTTCTCAGTCTTGGGAGGGCTCTTTAGGTGTCCCTTTACTAATAGATGAAGGTGGTTTGGAACGAACACTGTTTTACTATTTAAGGATTATGAAATTTAAAGTATGTCTTTTATATAAATATATAGCTCAAATAAAAAACTCCCCAACTTGTGGGGAGTTCTTATACTTTAAACCTTCCTTAGAACCTATTTTAATAACCACCCATCATTGGGTCTTCTTGTTTCTTGTCTTCTTTCTTCTCAAAGATAACTGATTCAGTCGTCAATATAGTTCCGGCAACTGATGCTGCATTCTCAATAGCAGTGCGGGTTACTTTGGCTGGATCCAATAATCCTGCTTCTGTTGCATCCACTACATTTTGAGTTTTAGCATTGTAAGTAGCTAATTTATCTCCCTTCTTACTATCTTGTACTGCTCTTAAAATAGAGTAGTAATCTTCAATACCACAGTTAGTTAAGATAGTCTTGAATGGAGCATAGCATGCTTTTCTTACAATATCAAAGCCTAACAACTCATCTGTTGATACTTCCTTAGGTTTGATAGATAAAGCATTAACTGCTTCAATTAAAGCAATACCACCGCCAGGAACAACTCCTTCAACTAATGCTGCTTTTGTAGCAAACAAAGCATCTTCCACTCTGTCCTTTCTCTCTTTAATTTCAATGTCTGAGTTACCTCCTACAGAAATTATTGCTACACCACCAATCAACTTACCTAATCTCTCTTGTAACTTTTCTTTCTCATAGAATGAAGAAGCTTTTTCAATTTGCTCTTTGATTTCTTGAGCACGCGCTGTAATAGCTTCTACTTCACCAATACCATCTACAATTGTTGTAGTCTCTTTAGATATGATAGAAGTTCTTGCTGAACCAAGTAAGCCACTAATAATGTTAGGTGCTAGCTTATCTAACTTGTGACCTTTTTCTTTTGAAATAACTGTACCACCTGTTAAGATAGCTAAGTCTTCTAAGATCAAAGTTCTTCTTTCTCCAAAGTCTGGTGCCTTAACTGCTGTAGCTCTAACAGTACCTCTCATCTTATTTACAATAAGAGTTGCTAATGCTTCATCTTCAACATCCTCTGCTACAATCAATAGTGATTTATTTTCAGAGCTTACTTTATTAAGTACATTTAATAACTCAGCTGCCTTTGTAATACGACCATCGTAAATTAAAATGTACGGCTCTTCTAACACAGACTGCATTGTTGTATTGTTAGTAACAAAGTAAGGCGACTTATAACCTCTATCAAACTGCATACCTTCTACAACTTCAAGACTCGTTTCACCTGTCTTAGATTCTTCAATAGTAACAATACCTTCTCTACCTACTTTTTCAATAGCTGTAGAAATTAATTGACCTACTTCTGTATCGCCATTAGCTGAGATAGTGGCTACTTGTTGGATTTGATCTTGCGAGCTTACATCCTTAGCAATTTCTCTAAGTTGCTCTACTACTTGTCCTACATACTTATCAATTCCTTTCTTTACTTCTACTGGGTTAGAACCTTGATTGATTAGTTTCAATCCTTCTTCTACCATTGTAGTAGCTAATAGAGTTGAAGTTGTAGTACCATCACCTGCTTCATTTGCAGATTTAATAGATACTTGCTTTACAAGCTGTGCTCCTAAATCTTCTACTTGATCTTCTAATTCGTGAAAAGATCTGGCTACTGTTACACCATCCTTAGTTACTTTTACTTCACCTGATGGATCTTTAATTAATACTGTTCTACCACCTGGTCCTAAGGTAGAAGACACTGATTGGTTTAGTTTCCTAATACCAGCCAGCAATCTATTTTTTAACTCTGTTCCAAATACTGTTGTTGTCATAATTAATTTAATTTTGAATAAACGTCTTGTTCTTTACAAATATAATACTCTTCACTGTCTACGGTGATGCGAGCAGATCCTAATTTAGGAATCAAAATCTTATCACCAACTCGAAGTTGTGATTCAACCCAACTATCTGAGTGATAGTTATACTGACGAGATGTTGCCATAACTTCACCCATCTCAGGCTTCTCTTTACCCAAGTCTGGGATTACAATGTTACCATACATTTGTTCTTCCTCTTCAATAGGTCTGAGAACTAGGTAACCATTTAACGGTTC